AAGCTAAAAAAAGACGAAGAAAATAAAGATGCGGAAACAGAAGTTCAAAAAAACGAACTTCAAAGAAAGAGAAGGCTTGAGGAATTAGAAAAAATAAAACTTTCAGAGGCAGAAAAACGTCAAGCAGTTATAGATGTAAATGCTTACTATGATGAACTCGAAAAGGAAGCAAGAGAAAAAGACACAGAAAACGCAGAAGAAAACAAGAGAAAAGAAAACGCAGCAATTAAAGCGTTAAATGACAAAAAACTAAATGACGAAATAGCACAAACACAAGCAGAAGAACACAACAGACAAAAACAATATGCAGTTGTCGGAAATGCGATTGGTGATTTGCAAAACATATTTGCAGCATTTGGAAAGGAAAGCAAGGCTCTTGCTATTGCGGGAATCGTAACGGAACAAGTTGCATCTATCAGTAAAATCATTTCTAATACGGGAATCGCAAACGCCAAGGCAGTTGCAGCATCTCCATTGACACTTGGACAGCCTTTTGTTGGTATCAATTCAGTTTCAGCAGGTTTGTCTATTGCGGGTTCTGTTGCAGGTGCGGCAAAGGCTATATCAGACTTAAAAAGCAATAAAAAATCTCCAAGCACAGGAAGTGCATCATCGGGTGTTCGGAGTGCAGCACCACAAGCACCACAAGCACCATCGTTCAATCTTGTTGGTCAAGGAGGTGCAAACCAATTAGCAGAAGCAATAGGCTCACAATCTCAACAACCTGTAAGAGCATACGTTGTAAGTAACGACGTAACAACCGCACAGAGTTTAGACAGAAACATTATTGAATCTGCATCACTATAAACAAAAAGTAATAATTAACGTTTTAAAATAAAACAATATGCTACCATTAGTTGAATTAATAATAGACGAAAATGTAGAGAGTGATGGCATCGAAGCAATTAGCTTAGTTCACACTCCTGCAATCGAGGAAAACTTTGTTGCACTATCAAAGCAAAAAGTTGAACTCAAAACCTTAGACGAAGAAAAAAGAATCGTCGTATCTTTAGCACTTATTCCCGATAAGGAAATTTATCGTAGAGATTCAAAAGGTAAGGAGTACAATATTGTATTCTCAAAAGACACAGTTCGCAAAGCGTCGGAATTGTATTTTAAAAACCTAAACAACAACAACGCAACTTTAGAACACGAGGAAAAAACAGACGGAGTTTCTGTGATTGAATCTTGGATTGTTGAGGACGTAGCAAAAGACAAGACTGCACTCTACGGATTGAATGCGGTTGAAGGTGCTTGGGCAGTTGTTATGAAGATAGACAACGACGAGGTTTGGGCAGACATCAAAGAGGGCAAGTATTTAGGTTTATCAATCGAAGGACGTTTTTCTGAAAAGGAGGCAGAACTTTCAGAGGTTGAAGCGGAAGAAGAACTATTAAATAAAATAATCGAAATACTAAAAGACTAAAAGATGCCAATCAGAAACATCAACTATACGGGGGACGATAGTCAGAAGCCTTTTGACGATGTAGAGAGTACGTCTAACGTAATAAAATCAAACGCTGCACAAATTAACACGGTTAGGAGTAAAGACCCGTTAAATAGCCTTAAAACGGATTCGGGGTACTCACATACAGGTGCATTTGCAGGAAAACCTTTATCGAATAACTTTGTTTGGCAGTCGGGAGAAGGAATAAACTACACACAAGCAGACGCAAGTGCCAACACATACAAAGTTTTATCTTTAGACAGAAATGTACACTTAGCAGTAGACAACCCTTATTGGACTACACCTGCCACAAGCGGTCAAACAGACATAGGTCTTTTTCAAGGTTCAAATTTACCATCGGGAGTTTCTTCTTTGGTGGACTACTCTTTTGACTTTGATGCTAAGTACCCAACTTCAAGCGGAACGGGTTTTGAAGGTTCTACGGGAAGAATAAGGTTAAACGATTTACAGTATGGAGACCAATTACGTGTCCGTTTTGATTTCAACATAGTTCCTCAAATTGCAAACACAACTATTGAACCTGCTCTTTGGTATTCTAACAGAAACAACAACGACGAAATTACATATACTTTTCCGCTTACAACACAACCTGTTTTCTATGGTGGTGGTACTGTTGGAAACACGTATTTGAATAGGGTTGAAATATCTGCTTGGATTACAAGTAACGAAGATGTAAATGCTTTGACACTCCCCGCTATAAAATCAGATAACCCTATCATCATTCAACCTCTTGGACTTTTAATAACCGTAATAAGATAAAAAATGTCAATAAAAATAATTAGAAACGAAGCGGGAAACTGTGTAACATTTCAAGGGTCATCAAACCCCGTTTATTGGAATGCTTGTTTGAGTGGAGAGGTAGATGGCACAAATAGTGATTTGATAAATATCAAAAACGATGTTCGTACTATTTCTGAATCCTCAACAGTATATGAGTTTTTTAGAATACCATACACAGACTTTTTGGATTCATTAGGAAACTCTTTCTCTACTGCTCAAGAATGCGCGACTTATATCACTAACGAATGCAACGTATTGGGAAGTATTGGACAGCAAGTAGCATCCGATTCAGATTCCTTTGATTTTTATTTAGATTCAAAAGACAATACTATCATAATGAGTACGGGAGACTATTTTCCTGTAAACACTATCCAAGCGGTTTTGGAATCTTCTGCTTTAAACATCAATTCCGTAACGGGTTCAAAGACGTACTACTCAAACATAAACCTTTCAAATGTTCTAATTGACGGGGTAAGTGTATCGGGTACAGACACCGAGAAAATAAACACTTTAAACGCATTATTTCAGAACACAGGTACATCTTCGGGAAGCATCCCATCTATAACATCAAACTTGGCTATAAGTCTGACGCAGGGCGAATCATTAAACTACGAATTGACTGCTGACTATGGAGTTGGGTACGAATGGGACTTGTCAAATGTTAGCGGTGTTTCTACGGTAGAGGGCAACGTACGTAAATTGATTGGAGGTTCTTCTTTGGCTACGGGGACTTATAACATACCTGTAAAGGCTATTAACTACAACGGAGAAGATAGTGAGACTATTGTCTTAACTGTTTCAAACCCTCCATTTTCAAACACCAAAAGTATTCAACTAAACAATTCGGACTACTTAGGTGCAAATGCTTCTTTGTTGGATAGTACACTCGGAAGAACGGGCAACGGAAGTGGAAGTGGAGATTCTTGGACTGTTTCTTTTTGGATAAAGCCGACACACACAACAAGTGGAAGAATTATACTTTACTACGGTTCTAATGACACGACAAATGGAGGTATTATTGAGATAAGAATGACAGGCTCGCATAAACTTAGACTTCAATACGGTAGCGCAAACAATAATATCAGAATAATGTCTCCAAATGCTTTAACAAATAACGTTTGGCAACACGTAGTCTATACTTACGACGGAGGAACTACGGGAGCATCAAGTGGAAGTCTAAGTAGCTACTATAATAGATTTGAGTTGTTTATAGATGGTGTAAGCCAAAACACAACAAGCACCAACAATAATTACGGTTGGAGTGGCTCTTTAAGCGGTCAGAATTTAAGGGTCGGAAGGTTAGTAAATGGGAATAATTTAACAGGCGAAAAAATTGACGAGTTAGCTATATGGAATAGCGACCAAAGTGGCAATATATCAGACATTTACAATAGTGGAACTCCTCACGATTTATCACTATTAACAACAGAGCCAAGACATTGGTGGAGAATGGGAGACGGAGATACATACCCATATCTACAAGATAGCGGAACACAAGGAAACTGCGTGTTTCAGATGTATAATATGACAAGCGCAGACATAGTAAACGATACACCATAAAAATATGAACAACACAAGTCCAACAAATTCAAGACGTGGGTGCTTATGCGCTGACGGGAAAAAGTACTCAAAGGAGTGCTGCAAAGGAGAGTTAATCAATCAAGGAATTGGAAACCTAAACAACCAAAGTTCGGAAGTTAGTAACACGCAAAGCGGTAGTAATACTGTAACAAGCACAAGCACAGACTATCAACTTTAACGAATTTGCAACAAAAGTAATCAATTAACGTTTTAAAATAAATATACAAAATGAACAAAATCAATCAAATTAAAGCCTTGCTCGGTATGGAAGTTAAATTGGAGACAATGAAACTTGCAAACGGTACTGAAATCGAGGCAGAAGTATTTGAAGCGGGGGCGGAAGTCTTTATCGTTTCAGAAGAAGAAAAGGTTGCTCTACCTATTGGAGAGTACGAATTGGAAGGTGGACAAGTTCTTGTTGTAGCTGAAGAAGGGATTATCTCTGAAATCAAAGACGCTGCACAAGAGGAAGAAGAAGCACCTGCCGAAGAAGAAGTAGAGGAGCAAGAAATGGAAGCAGAAGTTGCAACACCAAAAAAGGTTGTTGAATCTGTATCTAAGGAAACTCACTTCGCTAAAATTGAAGAAATGCAAAAAGAAATTGATGCATTGAAATTGGCTCTTGAGCCTAAAGAAGAAATTGTTGAAGAAGTGAAGGAAGAAGTTGAGTTGAGTGCCGAGGAGGTTGCACCAATCAAACACAATCCCGAAGCTAACGCAGCAAAAAAAGAAACTTTCTTGTATGCTCAAAAAGCACCTAAGACAGTTAAGTCAACGATTTACAATAAACTATTCAAATAATAAATAAACGCTTAAATTTTTAAAAAATGGCAACAACAACAAACATTACTACTACTTACGCAGGAGAAAAAGCACAAGGCTACATCGCTGCTGCTTTGCTAAGTGGAAACACAATCGAAAACGGTGGTATCACTGTTAAACCTAACGTAAAGAAATCAGAAGTACTTAAAAAAATCGCTACGGGAGACCTTATCGCTGACGGTTCTTGTGACTTTACTGCAACTTCTTCTGTTACTTTGACAGAAAGAATTATCACTCCTAAGGAATTTCAAGTAAACTTGCAACTTTGTAAAACTCCATTCAGAGACGATTGGGATGCAGTTTCTATGGGTTACTCTGCTTTTGACAACTTGCCTCCTGACTTCCAATCTTTCTTGGTTGCTCACGTAGCTGAAAAAGTGGCGACTAAAATGGAAAGTAACATTTGGCAAGGTGCTGACGGAAACGAAGGAGAATTTGACGGAATCGTTGCTTTGGCAACTGCTGATGCTGACGTAGTAGACGTAGTTGGAACTACTGTAACTGCTGCAAACGTAATTGACGAACTTGGAAAAGTAGTTGATGCTATCCCTGCTGCATTGTATGGTTCTGCTGACTTGAAAATCTACGTTGCACAAAATGTTTACCGTGCTTACGTTCGTGCTTTGGGTGGATTCGCTTCTAACGGACAAGGTGCTAACGGTGTTGGAGGAAACGGAACTAACCAATCTCTTGGAGATGTTATGTTCGACGGAGTTCCTGTATTCGTAGCAAACGGATTAGCTTCTAACTACATCGTAGCTGCTGAATCTTCAAACTTGTTCTTTGGTACAGGACTTATGTCTGACCAAAATGAAGTTAAAATTATCGATATGGCTGACATCGACGGAAGTCAAAATGTACGTATCGTAATGAGATTTACTGCAACTGTACAATATGCTTACGGTGCAGAGGTTGTACTTTACACACCTGCATAATTAGCAAATTAATAAACTGAAAGAGGGGTGGGTTCTTGCCTATCCCTTTTTTTTATAACTAACTTTTAAATAATAAAAAATATGGCTTGTGATATTACAGCAGGAAGAAACGATTCAAACTGCTTGGATAGTCTTGGAGGAATCAAGGCAATCTACGTGGCAAACTTCGCAAAAGGAATGTTTGCTGACGCTACCTTTACAGGGGAGGAAATTACGGCAATGGGGTCTGCTTACGATGTATTTAAATACGAACTAAGAGGAACAAACAACATTGACGAAGCAAACACAAAAGACATCAACGCAGGAACTTCTATCTTTGAAGCGAGTGGAACTATTACACTAAAGAAACAAGACGCTACAACACAAGCGCAAATGGTTCTTTTGTCTAAGGGTAGACCTCAAATCATTGCAGAAGGGTATGACGGTTCTTTGAGAATCTTCGGAATCAAGAACGGTGTAGATGTAACAGTAAACACTGCAAGCGGTGCAGATATGAATGAATTCAACGGATACACTTTGACTTTGGCTTCTAAGGAGGACAACTTGGCTTATTTCGTAGATTCTTCATTAGTTGCCGCAGGTGCAGCGACAGGATTCGACGTTCAAGCGAATTAAGAAGCGTTCTAACGCATTAAAAAGAGAAAGGTGTAGACTTAATTGTTTACACCTTTTTTATTGTCTTAAAAGCTACAAAAACATAAACCCATATAATTTGTTTTAAAATAAAAGAAATGATAATACTAACAACAAGCACGAACGCACAGGAATTGAAATTCATTCCAAGACAATACGCTGCTGATTCTATTGTATTAACAGACGAGGAAACAAACACAAGCACAAGTATTGATGCTACGTTCTCAAAGGATAGCTATTATCTAAAGTCTGATATTTCTTTCTCCTTAAAAAAAGACAAGTTTTATACTTTTAAGGTTTACAAAAGCGCACTATCTAACTTCGTACAAAGAGTAACGAATGACAATGGGACTATTGAAGCGCAGAACTGCATTCAAACAGACATCAACAAGGTTTTGGTTTACAATGGAAGAATATTTTGTACAGACCAAACGGTAAGTGATTATAGCATAAATAAGAATGTTTACACAGAACACGAAAGTACAAACGAATACATAGTTTACAATGAGTAGAAGAAATAACAAGTCAGAAATTGAGGTTGTATCTCTTTCCAAATACACAACTCCCGTTGTTGAAGAAGTAAAGAACAAAGAATGGGTAATGTACGGAGAGGACAACAACTATTTTCAATGGTTAATAGACAGAAGTACTAAATCAACAACCAACGGGGGAATCATTAACTCAATGGTTAGAATGATTTACGGAAAAGGATTGGATGCTACGGATTCAAACAGAAAGCCCGAACAGTATGCACAAATGAAAACTATCTTTTCAAAAGACGCTTTGCGTGGTGTTATAATGGACAGAAAACTTTTGGGGATGGGTGCTTTCCAAATCAACTACAAAGGCGGACAAGTAAACAAAGCCTTACATTTCCCTATGAATACTCTACGTGCTGAAAAATGCAATGACGATGGAGAGATTGAAGCGTGGTACTACCACCCAAATTGGGCAGAGGCGAAACCTTCCGATGAGCCTTTACGCATTCCTGCTTTTGGTTTTGGTAACGGAAAAGAAAACGAAATCTATGTAGTCAAACCATACGTTGCG